ACCATCACTGGAAATGATTAGTATATTTTCGTGCATGATGTGACGAGGCACCAGTGTACCAATAATGTCATCTGCTTCTGCACCTTCAACATCAAGTACTTTATATGGGAAGTTTTCTTTCAATTCACGTTTGAACTTGGCCAACATGTCAAAAATCATGTGCCAGTCCAAATCGGACTTATCACGGTTCTTTTTACGGTGTGCCTTGTAGTGTGGAAAGAACTCCTTGCGCCAATACTTGCGGTTATCAGCACACAGTACTACTTCACCGTATTCTTTGCGGAAGTTTCTTAGGTGGGTTCGGATGATGTTCAGAACCATGTGACGAATAAGGTCTTCCTTCAGTTCGACCTTAGGTTTCTGGTTGGCAATCTGAGCCATGAGGCCAGCCAACAACACTTGGTTTAAGTCAACGAGAATCATAATATCTTTCAGTAGTTTGTTGTATTATATCAGTCTTCTGACCAATTGGCAAATACATCATCCACAATGTGTTGGGATGTGGTGGTTTTTCTGGCAACCATACCATACCAGTTTTCTTTTATCATTCGATTGACGTATATCTTAGCATCAATCAATACACCATCAAACTTATCCAAGTCTGTGATATCATATTCTTCATCCAAACGAAATAGGATAATATCAAAGGTATCACCTGCAACACCAGGTTTAAGTTTTTCACCAGGTTCTTTATAGTGTGCAGCAGTGACTACGGTCAATTCTTCATTTTCATCGTTGGGTGTGAAAAAAATCATATCATAGGATTTGATTTCATCTAATGCAGTTCTCATTCTAGTCCTTTAATATGTGAATCTCTTACACGTACCATAATCCAGGTATTGTAATAGTCATCACTTTCCAAAACACCATTAATGAACTGTTCTTTTGCTTCAAGGTAACCTGCTGTGCCTTTGGTTGGACATAAGTGGATAATCTCTCGCTTGAACTGTTCTCGTCCATGCATTATAACATCTTTTTTCAGTTCCTCGTTGGAACCGTAGTAAGTTTGCCAATCTGAAGCAACTTTTAGTTTCTTCTTCTTACCTTTGACTATCTTAGTCTTTTGGCTGTAGAAGAATTTCTTACCGATGTATTTTCTACCACTCACCAGATTGGTAATCACGTATACAAAACCGTAATTCTCACCAATCTGGTCTTCTGTAAAGTCATTGTCTTTGTATAACCAGTTTATTCCCATTTCAAATCATTTTCATCTAAGTCATTATCCTCTATATAGTCTTCGGTAATGTCTTCGATGTGTTCACCGCAAAATGGGCAGTGTTCCGGTAACTCTTGAGATACGAGTTGCTCAACATAAGCAACTTCGTAACTCGATTCACAATTTAGGCATTCGCCTGTAATAACTTTTGACATGTGGACTCCTTAGTTAGCCCAAACATCACCCCAGTTTCCTTGCAATGCACCCTTGGCATAGTCTGTTGCACGATTTTCAAAGAAGTTGGTATGAGTTGGTGCATTAATCATTTCTTCAACCCATGGTAGTGGATTGCGTTTAACTTTAAAGATACCCTTCATACCAAGTCCAATCAATCTACGGTCAGCAATGTAACGAATGTATTTCTTAACATCTTCTTTAGTTAAGCCTTCCATTTCACTTACATCAAAAGCCAAGTCGATAAACTTATCTTCTAGTGCAACCATCTTTTCAGCGATTGTATAGATGCTAGACTTCAATTCATCGTTCCAGATTTCGGGGTTCTCGTTTATATATGTTTTGAATAATTTCATCATATTCTCGGCGTGCATCGTTTCATCAACGATAGACCAAGTAACGATTTGACCCATACCTTTCATCTTACCGTGGCGTGGGAAGTTCAACAACATAATGAATGATGAGAACAACTGCATACCTTCAGTAAATGCAGAAAACACAGCAATGTGACGAGCTGTATTCTCTTTACTACTGTTCTGACTTGCAATGTCTAACACATAGTCGTGTTTGTCTTTCATTTCTTGATATTCCAAGAATTCACTATATGTGGTTTCTGGAAGACCAAGAGTTTCAATCAAGTGTGAGTATGCTGCAATATGAAGTGCTTCACGAGCAGCAAAACCCATCAACATCATTCTTATTTCAGGCTGAGGAAAATAGGGAAGGTAATTATTAACGTAACCACCAGCAACATCAATATCACCCTGAGTAAAGAATCTAAAAATGTGAGTAAGGAAGTTTTTTTCATTTTGTGTTAGTTTTTTCTTCCAGTCCTTGGTGTCCTCCAACATAGGAACTTCTGTATGCAACCAATGTGACTGTTCGTGTTTTAACCAGGCGTCATAAGCCCATGCATAGTTGAATGGTTTAAAATTACTGCGTTGGTCAGTAATTCTCGTTGTTGTTTTCTTAATCATACTGCCCACTCTTTCAATTGGTTGACTGTCTTACTACCAACTGAACGTTTCACTTCAATGTTTTCATCTAACATCACCAAAGTTGGTACGGAACGAATTCCATATTCATTAGCAATATCTTCTTGTGCATCAATGTCGATAACTTCAACAGGCATCTTCAATGCTGCACGTTCTAGGTTTGCAGCCAAGGTTTTACATGGTTGGCACCATGATGCGGTAAATCTTAAAATTCTTTTACTCATCTTTTTATCCTTCACAAGCGATACAGTCATTGCCTTGAACAATTTGACTCATATCTAGTTCTTTAATAACTTCTCTTTCAACTCTCTTAGACACTTTATCTGCCTTAGCAAGTTTTTCACTACGGCAGTAGTACATAGTCTTCAAACCTTTCTTCCATGCCAAGAAGTGAATTGCATGTACATACTTGATGTTTGCATCTGGACGGAAGAACACATTCAATGATTGTCCTTGGTCAATGTATTGTTGACGGTCAGCAGCATGTTCAATAATCCAACGTTGGTCGATTTCCATTGATGTTTTAAAGATTGCTTTAGTCTGTTCGTCCATCCATTCAATGTGTTGTACAGAACCATCATTAGCAATGATAGAAGACCATACATCATCAGCCCAACCTTCTTTATGATTCAATGCTTCATTTTGAATGATTGCGTCTAACCAACGATTCTTGTTTAGAAATGCTCCAGATAGAGTGTCCTGACGGTAAGCGTTAGCACGGTAAGGCTCGATACTAGGAGAAGTATTTCGTAGAATGATAGACGAAGAAGCATTTGGAGCAATAGCCATAATATGACTGAAACGTTGACCAGTACCGATAGCGTCAGGAGCTTCCCCACGTTCTTTTCCCAAAATTTGGTTAGCATTGTCTAATCCTTGTCTGATATTTTTAAAGATGCGATTATTCGCAACTTTGGCCATAACACCTTCAAAAGGAATGCCGTTGCGTTGCAAGTAAGCATGGAAACCAAGAGCACCAATACCAATACTACGTTCACGCATTGCAGAATACTTAGCACGCTTGATTGTTTTGGGTGCATTGTCGATAAAGTATTGCAAAACGTTATCTAACATTTCAGCAACATCTTTTAGGAACTGGTCATCGTCTTTCCACTCATCATATGTTTCCAAATTCAATGAAGACAAACAACAAACAGCAGTGCGTTGTTCATCTGTTGGTAAAATGATTTCGGAACACAAGTTTGATTGGTGAACTTTCAAACCTTTGTCTTTCAAGAACTTAGGTAAGAAACGATTGCTTGTATCAATAAAGTGCAAGTATGGTTCGCCAGTATGCATACGCAATTCAAGCAATTCTTGCCATAGTGCTCTTGCTGACACCACTTCTCTCACTTCTTTTGAAGCTGGGTCAATCAATGGCCATGAATCATCAGCATCTTTATCTACCATACAGCGTTCAATGATTTCCATGAACGAATCTGGAATATTAACACCGTGGTGCAAGTTCAAACAACGAATATTAGGATCACCCGTTGGTTTACGCATTTCTATAAACGGAATAATATCAGGATGGCTGATGTCCAAATAAGCAGCATAACTGCCCCTACGGGTACGGCCTTGACGATAAGCCAACGAGCTTGCATCGTACATTTTAAGATGCGGTAATACGCCAGTCGATTTGTCGTCTGCCGAACGAATACCAAAGCCAATGCCGACACCGCCACCAAACATACTAAGCCAATTAGTTTCACTAAGATTATCAACTAAACCCTCCGATGTATCTTCAATGTAGTTTAAGAAACAAGAGATTGGTAAACCTCTTTTCGAACGGCCAAATGATAAGATTGGTGTTGAGTATGATAACCAGTGTTTACTTGAGTAATCATACAGTCTTTGTCCGTGTTCTTTGTTTGTTGCAAATGTCTTTGATACAAATGCTAATCTATGTTGCGGTGAAGTTTCTTCTTCACGCATATAAGATTCTCTAAGTCGTTTGATGCCTAATTCATCAAATAACTTGTCTCTCTCTAAATCAATCTTAATTCCTAAATATTCCATGGTTGTCCTTATTATTTTTTCAGAATACTCTTAATATCAGGCGGTGTCCATCCTTCTGGTTTAAGGACTTTGCCGTCCTCTCGCTTTAATACTTTTCCGTTCGCACTAATCTTTGCTAGATTACTACGAGCAACTTCATCCCATACAGCTTGTTGTGGAATCTTGAGTGTGTGTTCAAGACCTTCAATAACCCATTTCAAGTCAGCACATGCATCTGCAATTTCAACCATATCACGGTTGCCAAATGCAACTACCAACTCTTTAAATTCTTCAATGATTAAATCGACATAAAGGTTGGCTTGTGAACCAAAATCGGACTCGTTCTGGTCACATGCATACATAAATTTTGCTACATCATCATGGCTGTTCATTGGTAAACTCCTCAATCATTGGAAAAATAGTTTTAATTACTTCAGCACAAGCTAATGCAATATCTTGATGTTCTTTTTGCGTTCCGTTTGCGCTGCGGAGTTGTATATAGTGAACCCAAGAACGAAGTGTTCCGTTCATGTACATGCGTGACATTGTAATGCCTTCAGGCAAAACAGCACGAGCTTGTTCCTTAGCAATTCCGTTTTTAATAGCCCAATCGTACTCTTTTTGTACAGCAAACGTTACACGTTTCTGTGCTCTCTCCCACTCAATTGCAAGAAGTCTTTTTTCCTCATCTTCATCGTTAATGCTGATGGAATTTTGACGGTTCTTTGTATCCTGCAAACGCGTTTCTTTGTAATCCCAACCCAAGTCAGCAACCGCATACCGTTGACTAAACTCTTGAAAAGAGAATGAACGGTGACGGAGAATCTGACGAGCAATGTCTCTGGTCGTATTGATTTCCAGACACACGGAAACCATCTCCAATGGACTCCAATGTTGATTCTTGATAAGATAACGAACCAACTTTTCAGAGGTTGCATCGTTGTTTTGGTTTGCGGGGTTTGATACTCGTGCAGCATAAGCAACTTGGTCTAACAAGTTTTTACCATCGGCACCTTGAGAATATGATACTAATTTCACTTCCATAATTATACTTTCTTCCAGTTAATAAATTCCATCTTGGCTCTCAGATTCACAAATGTATGATTACTTATGATATCTTGAATTTCGTCCGGTGAGAAACCGGCAAGTACCATTTCATTGATATCCTTTTCTTCAATCCATTCTGGCCAAATCACTACATTATAATGTTCCTCAATCGACTTTTCAATCTGTTTACAGATATCTTTATTGCGAGGTTCGTTGTCATACACCAAAACCAACTTGTCCTTGGCTATGTGACGTTCTGCTGCTTTCAGATTAGAGTCGGCAGTCGCTCCAGCGTTCTCCAAGAACATCGAATCAATTGGTCCTTCTGTGATATAGACCATTTCATCTTGATTGATCCTATCGAGTCCAAAGACTTTGTGTCCATCTTCACTTAATTTGACGGTAATGTACCGCATCTTAGATTGACCAAGAGCACGACCTTGAATTGCAACCAGATTCTTCTCCGCATCATAGAACGGAATAATCAATCGTTGGTCATCATCAATCAAACCATCTTTTTCTACTTTGAGGTCTTCTTCAACAAATTTCTTGAAGTCCTCTGTAAAGTATAGTTCCGTAAAGAATTTTTCTGGAATCAGACGTTTCACCACATACTCTTTTGCGAAGTGTTCATCTGGTAAACTTGCAATATCCGGTAGATTCAACTTCTCTTTGAATACAGGTTTTTCTTGTACCGTTTCCAAAAGTTCTGGCTTCTTATAGTTCTCATTACCGTTATTCATACCAGCACCACCCTCTTTGTATCGTTCCAAAGAGTACTCTTGAATCATGGTGGGTTCGACCTTTTCCAGAAAGTTGAAAAAGGTAGTGGATGCACCACAGTTGTGACACATATAGAAATAGTTGTTCTTTTTGGCAAAAATATACCCACGAGCTTTGGATTTATTTTTAGTAGAGTCGCCACAGAGAGGACACCTGAAATTGTACAGGTCAGTTTTCTTCTGTGTGAATTTTTGAAGTTTAGGTGACACCCTCATCAAGAAGGTGCGGTCAATGAAAATGCTCATAACGAAAAGGAAAGATTAGTTGAATAATTTCCCTATTGTATCATAATTAACATGAGTTAGCAACCACATACAAACAATTATTCCACCCAATGCCATCCATTTCCATTGCAGGATTTTTTGGATATCATCTTCTTCTTTTTTGTTATGTTTGGCAATATCACTCTTGAGATTCTTCAATTCTTCCATAATACGGCGTTCGGTAAGTTCCAACTTATCCGAAAGGTTTCTATCTACGGTTGTAATTCTGGAGTGGAGGTCTTTAATGTCAGCAGTGGTGGATTCTTTTCTTTTATCCATGTCATCGTAGATTTGGTTGACCATACGGTCGTTATTATCCATTAGTCGGCTTATAACCACATCCATCTTATCACAAATCTGTGTGAGTGTTCGGATTTGTTCCTTCATCACACTTACGTCAATTTTGACCTCTACGCACTCATCAGACATTATTTTTTGTCTTCTACTTCTAGTTTTTTGTGAACCTTGATAGTCTTGCATGTTTGTTGTGGTTTACCGTCTTTGCCGACAAGAACTTTACCGTCTTTACCAGTCTTATCGACACAAACTTGTTTTTCTTCAGCAGCAAATACGGAAGCTGCAACTAACAATGCAATCAACGCAATAATTTTTTTCATTTTTAGGTCCTTATTAAGTTGACAACATCATTAGAAACATGCAAGAAGTGTGCAAGATGCTGTCAGTTTATTATTTATAAAATTGGAAATGGTGGTTGAACTGGTGCTGGTTTGCCACCAATTGTTGTTACTGATGGAGTGAACATCGGTGCAGAAGGTGCAGGTGGTGCAGTTGTAGACATGGTACTTGTCATACCACCAACAGACATTGTTGTTGTCGTTGTTTGTGGTATTCTTTCCCATCCTTTATTTGCAGCCTGTAACGCAGCTCTTTGAGATTCTGGATCTTTTCCGGCCAGCATGATACCAGACAATGTGCCTGTTAAGAATGTTGCAATCGGAATAATCAATTCAAAGAATTTTTGGTCAATTGGAGAGATAGCGTTCAATGGTTGTGTCACAAAAATAAGTGAGAACAAAACCACAAATACAATACCTGTCAATGTCAATGCAAGACATACACCGATAAAGAATTTCAGACGAGCCATCAACTGCTCTTCTGTGTACATGAAAGGAGTGTTATTATTTTCCATTACAGTTGGCTCCTGGTGGAAGAGGCGTTTGAGTTTGTTGAGCATTTGGTGGTCCTAATCTTGGGTCACGTTGTCCTTTGAATATGTGTTCAGGACATGTTCTAGTCACATCACATGTGGGTGCTTTACACAAGTCTTTGTCCCAATTAGTTGGGTCTTGACATGGGTATCTGAATCTGTCACCACTACACATTGCCAATAACAAAGGCAATAAAAGTAGTAACAAGAAATATTTTACTAATCTGTGGTCGTCCATTTTAGACTCCGAAAACTTTTAAGAATCTTTCATAACGAGCTGTACGGTCTTCAATACCAATAGTGCCGCCGTTAATCTTCTTAGTCATGGTAACAAAGTCGTCAATGTCAGCATAGTGATTAAGATTATTGTTTTCCCAGAACCAGCAAGCAGATTGTGATGCACCTTCAAAGGTTTGCATGTAACCTGATGCTTCTTCTGGTGTAATACCGATAGATGCAGCAAACCATGTGTAGTTTTCTTTACCAGTAACTTGAATTAGTCCACGGCCACAATATCTGTAACCGTCACCAGTTTCTTCTGGTCCGTTACCCATGCGTGAGGCATAGATTCGGTTTGCAATCTTTTCTGGTTTGTGTTCGTATTCTTTTGCTTCTGCAAGACCACCAGGAAAGTGACTACCAAACAGTTTAATTAGAGATTCTGCTTTGTAGTTCAGGTTTTCTTGTAACCACAAGAAGTCGCCAGACTCGTGGGTGGCTTGAGCGAAGAAGGCCGCCATGCGTTGTGGCGTATTAATCTCATAATCCGGAAATAGTTGACTTAGGTCTTTAAACCAGTGTTCGACATATGGATTTTTGGGAAGAATTTGTTTTAGTTGTTGTAATGTCAATTCCATTATTTTACACTTTCGAATATACGTTTCTGAACTTGATACCATTCATTCCAAGCATCATTTTTCACGGCACATTCGTAATATGTAGAATAATTAATCGTAACAGTTGTGGCCACATCACTCAGTTTGGCATCGTCTTTCAGTTTTTCTAACTGTGGGCATCTGTCAGTATATTTAGGAGGTTCAGGGAATTTAACCGTCACTGGAACGGTTGTGGAACATCCTGCAAGCATTAATACCAGAATAAGATATTTCATTTTGGTGGCTCCGCTGAATCGTTATGTGCTTTCACAAACTCTTTTGGAATCACACACTGGTCATTATACTTTGCAACTTCACGGTCAATGTATTGTTTGACCACAACTTGTTTCTCAACAATCTTAGTTTTTTGTTGTTGAGTTTTAGAATCAATCTTGTTGTTGGCTTCTTTAGATTGTTGTTCGGCCTTGGCGACCTTGGCTTGCATCTCATCTACTCTACTCTGCCATGCTTTGTTGTCATGTATTGCACCTGACATATAAGTTCCAATGGCAATGAGACAAATAGACACCAACTGAACTGGTGTCTTGTACATGTATATGAAGGGGATAGGAATTGGGATGTACTTTAACAAGTGTGTGACAAGATAACCTGCCACACCTGCTAATAGTATTGCATAAAATATCCAATCAGGAAGCCATTTCAAAATCCACATTTTACATCTTTGGTTTATTTCTTCTAACCAAACCTCTCATAACTGGATTGTGTTTTTTACTTACACCAGGTTCTTTTTGTGATGCTGGTAGAGTTGATGCTCCAGTACCTGCAACAGCACCAACACCCACTGCACCACCAGCAGCTCCACCATCTTCACTCACAACATCTTCACTATGAATGTTTTTCTTAGCATTATCAAACATGTCACCATGAGCTTTGGCCATACCACTACCGCCTTCATCTTTAGACATTTTGTGGTATTCATTGGTCTTTTGTGTCAGGTTCTTTTTCTGACGAACAATTTCTGCGGCATCTTGTTTTTTAGTTGCTTTAGGACCTAATCTTGATTCTGGATTAAAATCCG